AATCTACGATCCTGCAGCCGCTAGAAAAAGTGGATCGGAAATATTATCTGTCGCAAGAAATGTGCAGTGGGATTCTGCGCAGGGCGAGCAGGCACGGAAAGAAACTGCCACCGATACTCCACGAAGTTTTATCAAAGTTGTCAGGAGCGGAAAACGCTTAGACGATGGTTCGCTTCCTGCAGAGGTATGGCGTGAGGCAGAGACAGTGCCAACCTTGACGCAATTTGAAGCAAGCGAAGCCTTCGCCCACACGATTTTATTTCACAACTCGTACCGTGATGGCGTGAGATTATTAGGTGAGCAAAGCATGACGCTTTCAGCAATCATGGGAACTGGCGGTGGCAACACGCCGATGCTCGCCAACGCAGAAGTAGTGCGAAGGCTTACACCTTTGGAATGCGAAAGGTTAATGGGATTTCCTGATGACCACACCCGTTGGACTGCCGAAGGCAAGGAACAGACCGATGGGCATCGATACAAGCAATGTGGGAACGCTGTGGTTACCCCTGTGGCGAAGTGGGTTGGTGGGCAATTGATGGATGTGCACACGGCTGCTTACCCTGTAACACCCCTTTTATAGAACTAGATCAAACAACAAACAGAGGAGAAGGCAATGCAAGTAATACCTAAGCAGAAGCACGGCAGCAAAGATTGGTTGCTGGCGAGATGGAAAGATGAGGATGGAAGGTGCGTCTTTGGTGCATCGGATGTTCCAGTGTTGATGGGTGCAAGCCCATATAAGACCAGAGGCGAACTGTTTGCCGACAAAGTAAACGAGCCAGTTGAGCAAGAGGAAACAGCCGTGTTTAGGCGTGGAAATTTGCTGGAGAAACCGTTGCTTGAGGAAGCGTCACGGATTCTTGGCACAAACATTTTCACTCCAGAGGTGATCTACCGTGACGGGCGATTGTCAATCAGCCTTGATGGTGTCGACAACGAGAAGCAACCAAGCGTGGTTGTAGAAGCGAAAACCTCTACTCGATACAGCATCTATACGGCACAGGATTTGCCTGATGAATGGTGTTGGCAGGGTTGGGCGCAGATGGCGGTGCTGCAAGTGCCTGTTTGGTTTGTGGTTTTGGATCGTGATCAACGCATATCAGTGGTTGAGTTGCCTGCTAACCCAGAGGCTATTCAAGCGTTGCAAACGGAGACAGCCGTGTTCGGCGGTTGGGTTGATGGTGATCCGATGGATGAGGACATAAACAATTTCAGTGCAACCGATATCGCACGCATCTGGAAGGCAACACCGACCAGTATTGAACTCCCTGCAAGCGCAGTTGAATGGGCGTTGCAGTTAGAGGAGGCTCGAGCAATGGCGAAGCAGGCTGCCGACCTAGAAACCAAAGCGAAGGATGCGCTTGCCCAGATGATGTTGGGTAACGAGATCGGCACGGTCAACGGTTCACAGTTGGTCACTTGGAAACAACAGGCAGGCAAAGCATCGCTCGATACGAAGCAACTTCGTTCAGATCACCCAGAGTTAGTACAGCAATATGAGAAACAAGGCGCACCATTCCGTGTGATGCGTGTAACCAAAACCAAGAAAGAAGGAAAGTGACCATGAGTGAGGAACTGAATACATCGCTGTTAAGGGCGGTGCTTGACGCATATGCAACACCTGATCCGAAAATCGTGGGTACTATCCCACGCAACGGGATTAACCTTGCCTATGTCAGCCACGCCGACATAACCAAAATCCTTATTGAGGTTGACCCAGCGTGGAGTTGGCAGCCGATTGAATGGGTGAACGGCAGACCAGCAATCAATGTTGAGAACGGCACAGCAACAATGTGGGGCACACTCACCTTGCTAGGCAAACCGATGTTGGGTGTTGGTTCGGTGCGAGCCGATAAGCAAGACCTCGACAAAGAACTGGTGGGCGATTTCTTGAGGAACGCAGCGATGCGTTTCGGTATTGCCCTGAGCCTTTGGTCAAAGCAAGACTGGTCGGATAACACAACGATCACCAGCCTTCCTGCGGTACAAGCAAAGCGTGCTGAGGAAGCCAAACCGTATGTGGGCAACCACCCTGCCAAGGGTATGCCTTCACCGAAGGTGGTGCAAGAGTTCGTGCAAGATAACGAACCAACCCCTGACGAGGTTGCGGAGATCGCAGCACAGTTCAACGCCACGATTGTTGAAAACATCACACCAATTAAGGCTGCAACTTCTGGTGGCAAAGCCAGCGAGAAGCAGAAGGGTCTGATTAGTAAACTTGCCAAAGAAAAGGTCAACGGTGACTGCGTTCCTTTGATGCAACAACTATTCAACAAGTCTGCGGTTGGTGAGTTGACCAGCAAAGAAGCATCTGGTTTGATCAAGCAACTGATGGAGATGCGCTAATGGTTGCTTTAGATACAAGACAGGCAACGGCATTGATGGATGTTCTTTCAGCAGCACGAATTGTGGTGTTACTCGATGGAACAGATCGTCTTTCGCTTTCGGAGTTGCGTGAAGCGTTGGCTGCTTACGATTTGTCAACTGGCAAGGCTTCGTGAAGCGTGATCATTGGCGAGAGGATGCGTTGTGCATAGGGCAACCCTTAGAGGTGTTCTTTGCCTCGCAGACTCTCGCTGAGGATCGTTGGGATGCAGCGAAAATCGTGTGCAAGAAATGCAATGTGAAAAAGCAATGCCTGAAACTGGTTATCAATCTGCCAGAGGATGATGACCGTTGGGGTGTATTCGGTGGTTTGTCACCTGCTGATAGGCGTGTGTTGCGTGATGACATAAAGAGAGGGATCAAAGATGCGGTGTAAGTGCACATTCAAACGGATATTAAATGAAACCATTTGTGATGAAGGGGATGACGATGAATAAAGAAACCAAGTTAGAACGAACAGAGGTTGCCAATAGTGCGCTTGATTTTCTTTTGGCACGGCTGCAATCGGAGATAGACGATTTGGATAAACGACTCAACACCTTGTTTGTGAACATCAACGAATTGAAAAAGAGGAACGATGCGTAGGAAATATGATGTTCGTACTTTCCCTGCGAAGGAACTGGTCAAGAAGTTTGATCCCAATACCAGCGTGATGACTATTGCGCAGGCGTTAGATATGAAACGCTCAACGGTGTACAAGTGGTTTCAGAACGACACGATGATCACGCAGTGGGCTGCTGATCGGTATGCGGTGAAGTTGGGTTTGCACCCTTCAGAGGTGTGGCTCGACTGGTTCGCACTTGAGGCTGTCTGATGGATGAGCGTAAAGGTGAGTGTCAGGGCAATCAGGAGAAATGCAATCTTGATGGTTGCCCGAAGTTCGGCACGCTTGGGGTTGCAGGGCGTGACGGTAAGCGCCGAATCAGGGGTTGCAGCGATCCTGCTGCACGAGGCAAACGGTCAAGGCGCAAGGGTTTAAGCAAGCAGCGCACAGCCCGTAAGCGTTTGGGGGTTGCCCCTTCACACAAGTTTGGTGACGGTAACGAGGAACGCTGGAATGATGCGCTGTTCGCTAACGAGGTCAAAGCAGGCAAACAGATTCAGGCTGCTGTGAACGCTTGGGTGCGTATCGAGGCACAGGTGAAAAGCAATGAGGCTGACTTTGGCTCTAGGCGCAAACCTGCAAGGGCTGTGTTAATGCCAGATGACTGGGGGAACGAAGGCTTGGTGATGATGCGTTTGAGTGCATGGGAGGAAATTGTCGCACCAGCGATGCAAGCCTTCTATGAGGCTTCAGATGACTAAGCCGTTTGATGCAGCCCTATATGAAAATGATGATGACGCAAAGTTTCTGGTCATTGAATGGCTTGAATCTCGTGGTCACCAGATATGTGTGAACCCTGACCAGTACGGGATTGATCTGTTGGGTACTTGGCGTGATCGCAGGTATGCGTGGGAGGTTGAAGTCAAACATAACTGGCGTGGCTTTGACTTTCCTTTTGATTCGGTTCATTATTCTGTGCGCAAACGCAAGTTCATTGAGCCTGATGTGCGCACATATTTCGTGACATTAAATCACGAACGCACACGGCTGCTTGCTGTTAATGGCAACGATGTGATGGAAGCAAGGATTATTCAGAAATCAACTATTTACACGCAAGATGAATGGTTCATGGAGATTCCGATTCGCAGGGGTATATTCATTGATCTACTAAGGGAGGGTTTGTGACACCGATGCAAATAGAGGGAATGGTGGACAGGATTTGTGGACTGTTCCCAACGACACAGATCGGGCGCAACACGGTTAAGAACGCTTGGACTGTAGATGATTTCTTGCTCGATGCTGATGTTGATGAGGCACGCAAAGTGACGGACTGGATCAAAGCGAACAGCGATAAGTTTCCTGCTTCGCTGCGAGAGTTGCACAACATTTTTCGCAAGGTGCGTGGGTTGGGTACGAAGAACCAGCCGATTGAAGTCAAGTGCGATATTTGTTTGGGCACGCTTTGGGATGACGGGATCAGGTATTCGCAAGATGGCAAGCGTTTAAGTGAGCAGTACGAGTTAGAGGTACACGGGCATGTTTACAAGGTGGTGCGCCCTTGCCCTAATTGCAGAGGGGTTGATTGGCAGTTGCCAGAGAGTTAAAAGTTTTTCACAATCGGCTAGTCGCATGACCTACACCGTTGCAAGGTGATCGGGTAACACACGGAAAGCGTGGGTAGATTGCGCTGCACCGAATTATGCGATACGAAGTAACTCGGTCAAGAGCGTGAGGCACTGTGCGTTTGTATTTGGTAGTTGGAGTGAGGCATCCCAACGGGGGAGCATTACAGGTCTAGGTTTGCTGTGAATCAACATATATATATGCGTTGATCGACTGCTATGCTTAAGACACACGCCGTATTGAGGCGAACGACCAGCGCAGATGTTGCGCCGTGACGCTCAGGAGAGCAACAGCAAGAAACAAACAAACTTTAGTTCTATATCTATATCCAAACTTAGAGGAGGCGAAAGTGATGCGAAGTTTTATGAGGAAAGTATTAGTGAGTGTGGCAGCCGTACTGGTTGGTTTTGCTGGTGTGGCGCAAGCCGTAAATGTTGATCAAGGTTCTGGTTCGGTTTATATAAAGAACAGTTATGTGCCAGATCGGGTTGTTGAGGTTCCATACCCTGTAGCCCCGAATGCGAAGTGTGGTCAATGGTGGCAGCCGATGCACGATTTGGGTTGGTCAGATAAGGACATTGTCAAAGGCGATGCGATTATGTTCCGTGAAAGCAGGTGCAACGCTGGCAGCGTCAACCCCAAAGACCCGACCACTATTGGCAAGCACAAAGGCTCCTTCGGGCTGTACCAGATCAACCTGTTTTGGATATCAAAGACAACTGCATATCCCAAAGGATTTCTGCAAACAAATTTAGAGCGAAATTTAGTGCCAACTGACCTGCTTATTCCCGAAGTGAACCTTGCTGCAGCCCTAGCGATTATTGAGTACAACAGGGCTGGTGGGGGTTGTGGCTGGTCGGCTTGGAAAGGCTGCTAGGAGGAGCTGTGTGGGGCTGGGAAGCCCTGAACCTGCCCTATTGGGGGCAGAATCCAGCCCTTTGTGGGCAAACCCTGCCTTTACGGGCGATTTGATCCTTGCTTCCAGCCCCTCAGACCCCGTATATTTGACGCACGGGGGCAACCAGCCCCCTCGCTCAAGAGGAGGGCATAATGATAAAAGTTAATATTGACGGGCAGCTATTTGCTGAAGCAGTCAGCATCTCTGGTTATTGGAATGGTTTTGCTGAACCAGTATTCACATTCAAGGAGATGGACTACATCCAATCTGAATGTGCAAATCTTGGTTGGGATAACGAGATCGAGGATGGAGTATTCGCACACCTTGCAGGTTGGGAGAAAATTGCCGAGGATCGTTGGGTTTGCTCAGGCTGGATTTGGGAAGTAGTAGAAGAAAAGTAATGCAGACCTACACCTTGCAGGTGCGCACGCACACCAAATATGGTCACCATTTCAGCGACACCGTGCAATACCCTGCACGGAACTGGAATCAGGCAATCGCAAAAGCGAAACGGTATGCCACTAGCGCATACGGTTACAACAACATCACCCAAGTAGAAATAGAGGGAATCAAATGAGCAAAGAGATGAAGCGCACACTGGATCACATAGAACTGATCCAATCCGACCTTGCACCAATGTTTGAAGTCAAACTTCTGGTGGTCATGGAAGGGTATGTAAGCGAGGATGACGGAGACCTAACGGCAGCAGGGTGGTTATTTAACCTTCTGCAGATGGCATCAGACGGTCAAGACATTTCAACTGGGGCACGAGAGTTCATGCGCTCCATGATCTCAACAGGCGAAACACAGGTTCACCTTTGCAAGATTGAGCAGGTAGAAGGATGAGCCAACGAGGATTTGACGCATGGCTCACAACCGAACCAGACCCATTCCCAATCCACTTCAACTTTGACCCAACCACTAGAAACTATGATTGGTGCTTGGCGAAGGCTGTGCAGCAAGGTAAATGCGACTCCTGTAAATGCGATGTTGGCATCACCTTGATTGAGACAGGCAACGGTGGCACATCGGGGATGATGACCAATTACTACCAACTAGATGAAGACGCAGAACTGTTGTGGTGCGAGGAATGCCACGACTACGAACCAGAGGAGAAATAATGAGCGACATACCAGACTTTCAACTATTCGCCATCGGCTTGATGGTTTTGGGCTGCTACTTCACGGGCTACTACTTCGGCAAACTCAGTGGCAGACAACAGACTGAGGCTCGACACAGAACCCAACAGAAAGCATTACGAGCAGCACGCCAGCGGAATAATCCACGCCGATAGGTATGCTTTAGTTCTCCTGCGGTAAGCCACGCACCCTGTCTTTCACCCCTCTTGAGGCAAGGAACGCCCATCTGCAATGATGGCGCAGGAACTAGAAAGCAAGCGAAAACGGAGAAGCAAGATGACGATGAACGACCTATTGAGTGCCATCTACTTCCTGCGAAAGATAAGCGTGGGGCAGATGGAGGTGGACAGGCTTGTGCAAACTGTGGAAGCCTTAGAAGCAGAGATTGAAAAAAGGAGAAAGAAAAAATGAGCGAAGACATGAAGGCTGAACTCCAGCATTGGCAGGCACGCACAGATGAGATGCAGGTCGCTATCGAGCGTCTGCGTGAGGAGCGTGACATTTGGAAAGTGACCTGCGAAACACAAACGATTCTGTTGAACAAGCAGGAGGATCAAATCAAACAACTGCGTTCAATGATTGAGCGCATACAAGTAGCAATGTCGCAGGGTCAAGAACTGTGACCAAGCCATTAAGAGTGCTTTCGTTGGGTGCAGGAGTCCAATCAACAGCAGTTTTACTAATGATGATTCACGGTGAAATCCCGAAAGCGGATGCCGTTGTCTTCGCTGATACTGGTTGGGAACCTAAAGCGGTGTACACCCATCTGGCAAAACTCGAGGTTTTGATGGAGCAGCACAGCATCCCATTCCATAAGGTTTCTTTCGGAAATATCAAGCAGGACTTCTTGGAGTCAGAGACAAGATTCGCAACTATGCCTCTTTACACGCTTAACAAAGATGGCAAGAAATCTATGTTGATGCGTCAATGCACCAACGACTACAAGATTAAGCCGTTGAACAAGATACAAAGAGAACTCGCTGGTCTAAAGAAGGGCGAGCGAAGCAAAGAACATCTCATAACAACGGTCATTGGTATCAGTTATGACGAATCGCAAAGAATGAAAGACCCGTCATTTAGTTGGATGCGCAACGAGTACCCATTGGTTGATATGAAAATCACCAGACAGGACTGCATCGACTGGTGCGTGCAGCACGGCTACGACAAGCCACCACGATCCGCTTGTATCGGCTGCCCGTTCAAACGAAACGATGAATGGCGTGAACTAAAGAACAACCCAGAGGAATGGCAAGACGCTGTTGACTTTGACCATGCTTTACGCCAGAAGGAAAGATTGAAGCAGCGTTTTGGTTGGGCAGGATTGCATTCAAGTATGAAAGCACTAGATGAGGTTGATCTACGAACCGAACAGGAAAAGGGTGTCTTTGGTTTATTTGACGGTGAGTTTGCGCAAGAGTGCGAAGGTATGTGCGGAATCTAATGATTCAACTGCTCTGCCACAAATGCGATGTGCTTGTATCCCGTGACGCTCTCTATGTCAACGGCTGTGGTTGCGACCCTGACGCACCAACATGGATTGCTTTACAACCCAACGGCAAACTCATCACGATGAGCCACGCCGAATACACGATTAAGGAAACAGCATGATTCGTAAAGAGATAGAGAACCTCTCAATCAACATTGACGAGGTACACACCCACCCTGCCAATGTGCGTCAAGGAGATGTTGGTGCTATCAGCGAATCGTTGAAAGCGCACGGGCAATACCGACCTATCGTCTACCAGCAATCAACACACCGAATACTTGCAGGCAACCACACCTACAAGGCTGCTAAGGCTCTGGGCTGGACACATATCGCTGCAACACCAGTCATATGCGATGACGAGCAAGCCCTACGAATACTCCTAGCCGACAACAAAGCCAACGACCTTGCTACCTATGACGAGCCAGAACTCATAGAACTTTTGAAGCAACTGGCAGATACCAGCGATGGCTTGCTAGGCACACTCTTTGACGAGGATGAATTAGACAGCCTCATTGAAGACAACAGTCACTTTGAGTTGCCAAGCGAAGTTGATGATGTACCTGACAAAGCCCCGTCAATAACTAACGCAGGCGATCTGTGGCTGCTCGGTAAGCACAAAGTTATGTGCGGTGACTCCACCAACGGCGAACAGGTCAAAGCATTGATGGATGGACTCGAGGCAGACCTAGTGTGGACAGACCCACCTTACGGTGTCGCTTATGTAGGCAAAACCAAAGACGCACTAACCATTGAGAACGATGACATGGATATAGATGCGCTGCAGGAGTTCCTAACCAAAGCGTTCAAGGCTGGATATGAAGTAACCAAGAAAGGTGGTTGCTGGTATGTGGCAGCCCCTTCAGGAAACATATTCCAAGCGTTCAGCATCCCCCTCAGCATTCTGGGTATCTGGAGACACACCCTTGTATGGGTCAAGGACAGCCTTGTTATGGGCAGAGCCGACTACCACTATCGTCACGAATCCATCTTCTATGGCTGGAAGGAAGGTGCAGCCCACCAAGCCCCACCAGACCGTAAGCAAGACACCGTCTGGGAGATACCACGCCCACACCGAAGTGCAGAACACCCAACGATGAAACCAGTGGAACTGATCGCCAAAGCAATCAAGAACTCTACGAACCAGAACCAGATCGTCTTAGACCTGTTCGGTGGATCAGGCAGCACCCTGATCGCTGCAGAGGAAACCAACCGCATCGGCTATCTTATGGAACTCGACCCACGCTATGTGGATGTGATCTGCGCCCGATACCAAAAGCACACAGGTCAGCAACCAGTATTGGCTGCCACAGGCGAAGCCCACGACTTCACCCCCGATGCCGATTAGCAGACCCTGCCTCACCTGCCGAACCCTCACCACCAACGGCTCACGCTGCACAACCTGCCAAGCCCAATGGAACAGGGCACACCCCAAGCCTCTACGACCCCACTACGCAGGCACATACAAACGCAGAGCAAAGATAGTTAGAGACACAGCAACCCACTGCTGGATATGCGGAGAAGGCAAACGCACCAACGACCCCTTCACAGCCGACCACCTCATACCAGCCGACCCCAACAGTCCTCTAGCAGCAGCCCACCGATCCTGTAACTCCAGACGCCAAAACAACCCCATCACACCCCACTAGAACCCCATTACAGGCTCACACAGCCCTCCTAACGCCCTCAAACCCAAGAACCCCTATATGTACCCCCACCCCCCCACCCATAGCCTTTTTTTCTAGAACCTATATGGGTGCTACCCCTGTGCCTAGTCATCGTGCGCATCAGCAGCAAAAGTAGTTTTTCTGAACTGGTTTGGGGCAGGTTTGGGCTGGATTGGCTTGGTTTGAGGCTGGGTTTGTGCCTATGCTGGGGGTGTGCCCAACGGGGGCGCATGTTCAAGAGGAGGACATAGATATGCAAGGCACAAAGTTCAAGCACAAGAATCAAGACTGGGTCATTGTTGAAATCAAGAATCACAATGACAACTTCCGCACTCAACTGGGGTGGACACACTTTGCGATGATCAAGCGACCTAACGGAAACAAGACTTACTGCACCAATTTGCTGGTTGAGAACGGTCAAGTCCTGCAAGCGAATGTGGTGCTGTAACAAGACACTGGCACAATAAGATTCCCCCTGTGGGGCGCATCCTGACTGATCGCAGGGTGCGCCCTATTTCTCTTTATGCAACACTATGTACCTATTTGAATTGAGGATTGAACAGCATGGGTGGTAAAGGTTCTGGCGGTCACAACAGGAAACCTGTCGAGCGTAAACAACGCACAGGGAATCCGTCTGGTAGGAAACTGCCCAAAGAAACTCCTACTGCGTCTGTGACTGCTTTGCCCACTTTGCACATCCCTGATCCTTCACGCCCTTTGGGTGAACAGGGTTTGCGTCTATGGGCGCAGGTTTGGACTAGCGGTGCAGGCTGGTTGAAACAGCAGATGGATACCGAACTGGTGTTGATGTTGTGTGAGGCAACAGAGGAACGCACAAGGCTGCGTGTACGACTTCAACAGAACCCTGACGCTTGGCGTGACCGCAGAGCGTTGCGTGAAATAGACCGACAGATCATCACCTTGTTGGGGCAGATAGGATTCACACCATCAGAGCGAGGACTGCTAGGACAGGGAGAGGTGAAGCAGCATGAGTTCAGTGATCTCCACAGGCGTATTGCCGAAAAGCGTGCAGCCAGCAACTAAGTGGAAACCTGCGTTTTATACGCCACGCAAATATAAGACCACTGATGGCGATGAACTAATAGAGTTCGCAGAAGCACACTTCCAAGTGCTTAAAGGTTTTAAGGCTGGACTTCCGCTGCAGTTCACGGATTGGCAGAGATGGTTGATGCGAGGTTTGCTCGAGCGCAATGACGAAACGATGCGTTTGCGTTACCGCCGTGCACTTGTGGGTTTGCCACGCAAGAACGGCAAGAGCCTGATGATGAGTGCGCTTGGTGTGTATTCAATGATCGCTGGCGAGGCTGGCGGTGAAATATATGCGGTGGCTAACGACAGGCAGCAGGCACGAATCATTTTCGGTGAAGCAAAACAGCAAATCCAGAACAGTCCGCTACTAAATAGCGAGGCAAAGATTTATCGAGATGCAATTGAAATGCCACGCTTCGGTTCGGTGTTCCGTGTGCTGTCAAGCGAAGTTAAAGGTTTGGCTGGTCTAAACCCTTCGGTGTCTTTGATAGATGAAATCTGGGGGCAATCAAACAGCGACCTACTTGACCAGATGCAATTAGGTTCAGGTAACCGTATCGAGCCAATCAGCATCAGCATTACAACGGCTGGTTACGATCTGGACTCACCTGCAGGACAGATGTACCAGTACGGCAAACAGGTTGCTGCAGGAGAAGTTGATGACGAGTCTTTTGGCTTCTACTGGTGGGAGGCTCCAGCAGACTGCGATCTAAGTGACAGGAAAGCACGACTGATCGCTAACCCAAACCTTGCTGAAGGCTTGCTTTCGCATGAGGACTTTGATGCAGCCGTGAAGCAGTCAAGCGAGACTTCGGTGCGCAGATGGCGATTAAATCAATGGGTGCGTTCACAGGAATCATGGCTTCCAGAAGGCGCATGGGCACAGTGTGTATCGCATACACATCAACTTGACCCTGATCTGCCTGTCTGGGTTGGGATTGACATGGCGTTGAAGCGTGACACCATCGCCGTTTGTGTTGCACAACCACAAGATGATCGGGTTGTTGTTCGTGCCAAAATCTGGAATCCAGAACTAGAAGGCATTGATATCGCTGGCGTAGAAGCCCACCTACGGGAACTGCACAACACCTTTGAGGTGCGAGAGTTTGTTTATGACCCTGCCTTCTTTGAGCGAAGCGCAGAATACCTATCCGATGAAGGCATGAACCTTGTTACTTTCCCACAGTCAGCGTCACGCATGATCCCTGCCTGCGGTAACGCCTACGAGATGATTGTTGCCAAGAAGGTTGCGCACGATGGCGCACCAACATTCACAGATCAAGTGCTATCGGCTGCGCAACGCATGAGCGACAAAGGTTGGACACTTTCCAAAGGCAAATCCAAAAGAAAGATTGACGCTTGTATTGCTATGGTTATGGCATTAGATCGTGCAACAAGCAAACCTGAAACCCCAGAAGCCGAGCCATCAGTATTGGATATATGGTCATGAAACTTAGAGAAGTAATCACAACAACAGTCGAAATTGTCGGTGCGATTTGTGTTGTCGCAGGCATTTGTTCCTTCAGTGTTCCGATTGGTGTTATTGTGCTAGGTGTTCTCTTGATAGTCGGTGGAGGCTTTGCAGCATGAGTTTGTGGAAAAAATCTGAACAGCGTGCGCTACCAACAAGCATCGACCCGTATCAGATAACTGCACGCCCGTTGTATAACAACTGGTCAGGCGAAATCGTTACAGAGATCACCGCTGTAGCCCATAGCGCAGTTCTCGCTTCTGTGACTATCCTTGCTGACTCCATTGCATCCATGCCAGTAGAACTGGTGCGCACAAGAGCAGGCAGAATTGAAAAACTACCAACACCATCAGTACTGCAGCAGCCCAACGATCACCAGAACATGTTTGAGTTCGTGCACCAAACAATGCTCACTCTTGCTTTACATGGCAACGCCTACATTTATGCTCCAAAAGGTTCAGACGGACTTCCCGTTGAAATGCGAAATATTCACCCCCACGCAGTCAAAGGAATCGCAATCACAGACACAGGGGAGATGATTTACGACTTGGGCAAGGTGCAATACTCGAGCAAAGATGTGCGTGCAATCCATTGGGCGATCTTGCCTAACCAGTTGCGAGGCATCAGCCCTTTGGAAACTATGCGCAACACAGTTGGCATGGGCTTGGCAATGGATCGCTTCCTTGCACAGTTCTACGGTGAAGGTGCAACACCATCATCAGTATTGGAAACAGATGGAGCATTGACAACTGATCAGGCACGCCAGATTCGTGACAACTGGGTTGAGTCACATTACAAACATCGCAAGCCTGCCGTGCTACAGGGCGGTTTGAAGTGGCGCAGTATCACAACCAGTGCAGCCGATATGCAAATGCTGGAACACAAAGAATCCATCATTCGTGACATTGCCCGTGTATATCGCATACCGTTGCACCTCATCATTGGCACTGGTGGCGATTCACAGACCTATCAAAACATTGAGGCGTTGGGTTCAGCGTTCTTTAAGTACACGCTTCTTGGTTGGGTTCGCCGTTTGGAATCAGCCTTCAGCGAAATGTTGCCACGCCCACAATCGGTGCGTTTCAACCCAGAGGAGTTCTTGCGTGCAGACCTGATGACCCGTGTAAACGCACAGCAGAAACAAATAATGAATGGCACGATGACACCTAACGAGGCTCGAGAGATTGAGAACCGTGAACCGTATGAAGGTGGAGATCAGTTTGTTCTTGGTGTTGCTGGAACAGTTGTTGCAGGTGTTGAGGGCGGAGATTTGCCAACTATCGGCACTGATGCAATCCCACCTGAAAGGTAAGCCATGAAATCCGTAGCAGTAACAGTAACTACTTCACCAACATTAATTGTTGCAGCAGATAACTTGCCTCGTACCTGCTATTTGCACTCAACAAGTGGAAGCACATATCTTGGTGATAGTGCAGTTACGACAACAAGTGGTTTGCATCTGCC